CGAGTATAAAGAAACCGGGCGCGTGGATGCCGTTGAGACCGTGGCCCTGGCCACCTACGGCAAGATCTATGGGCTTTCCCGCCAGGCCATCATCAACGATGACCTCGGCGCCTTGACGGACGCTCCGCGAGCCCACGGCGAGGCGGTGGCTCGGAAGATCGGAGACGTGGCCTACGCTCAACTCACCAGCAACCCGGTGATGGGTGACGGAGTGCAGCTATTCCATTCGAGCCACGCGAACATCTGTTCCACCCCCGGGGCTCCCGGGATCTCCACCATCGCCGAAGCGATCAAGCTCATGAAGAAGCAGAAGGGCTTGAAGGGGAAACAACGCCTCAACTTGGTGCCACAATTCTTCATCGCTCCTGTGGCCCTGGAAGGAGTGGCGGAAGTCTTCTTCCGGTCCGAGCGTTTCGATGACACGGACAAGGGCGCCACGACGGTCAATCCCTATGCCGGAACTCGGTTCACCAGGGTTTATGACCCGAGGCTGGATGATACCTCGGAGACGGCATGGTATTTGGCCGGGCCTTCGGACAAGACCGTCAGGGTGTTCTTCTTGCGCGGTCAGCGGGCCCCGTACCTGGAGGCTCGTGAAGGATGGACCGTTGACGCTGTCCAGTGGAAAGTGCGGATCGACTGCGCGGCGAAGGCTGTGGACTGGAAAGCCTTGGTCTACAACGCCGGCGCCTAACGAATGAGGAGGTGACACAATGGCAAATAACTATGTCGGACCTGGAAACATGATCAACATTGTGGGGCCTTCCGGCGGGCTTTCTTCCGGGGACCCGTACGTGGTGGGGCAGATCCCTGTCGTGGCAGCGGCCGACATCCCGGAAAGCGCCACCGGTGCCGCCTACCGTCGAGGGATCTTCACGCTTTCTGTGAAGGGGATTGATGGGGCCGAGAACTCGGCGGTGGCTCTGGGAGACCAGCTCTACTACGTGGCCGGAGACGTTCCGAAACTCAGCAAGAAAAACACCGGGGTGCCGTTCGGGAAGGCGCTGGGAACGGTCTCGGCCGGAGCCACCGCAACCATCGAGGTGATCCTGGATGAATGACATCCTGGCAGCAGCACATGACGCTATCGCGGCGACGCTCTTCGACGTCGAGGTGGGCGTTTCGGTCCAGGTGACTTACGTGCCGGCGGACGGGTCTCCCCCTGTGGAAATCCAGGGGATCGTGGAATACGGCGAGAACCTGGACGAATGAGAGGTGGTGAGAGTGCTCCACGTGCAGATTGACCGATACCAATTGCAGTCCGTGACGCAGGCCCTGGCCGGGCTGCCCGGGATGTTTGCCCGGGCGCGGCGCTCGGCCTTGAGCAGTCTGGGGTATCACATCCGGATGGATCTTATCCGCGAGCCGGTGGAACCCAGACTGAGCCCATATACCGGCACATTGGCCAGGCGACACGGTCCGCAAGGGTCGACCCGGCACGTGGACCCTCTCACCCACCCAAGATATAAGACCGGCACCAGGAAGGGCCTGATCAAGGTCCGGCGGTCGACACGGTCCATGCCCTTTGTCAAGCTGAAAAACATGGTGCGATATCGAATTGATGACGGTGCCGGCGAGGTCGCCATTGGGCTCCTGAAATCGTCGGATGTGTTCGGGGACCTGATGGCACAGCACGCCAGAGGGTTCCGGCTCAAGGTTACGCCCAAGATGCGGCGCATGTTTTTTGCTCTCGGACTCCCCTTGGCACGGCGTACCACGACACTTGCCGTGCCACCTCGTCCATGGATCGACAAAGTGCGTGACCGATGGACTCACCGAGCCGGGCCGTTCTTCGAGGAGCGGTTCGCCTCGGCCTTGTTCCGGTATCAGAGGCGACGACGATGACGCAGGAACAAAGACATCGCATTTTGAATGGAGCTATTTGTATCCAGACCCTGGTGCGGCTCTTAAGACGCTCGGTCGGGAGACATGATCAACATGATCTTATCGAGGAAATCCGCTTGCAGGCGGAGCGGATCGAACAGGCTGTCAAGACGGATGATATGCAATGGCCAATGATATCGAGCTCCGGGACGTGCTAAGGACGACGATCTTCGACACGGTTGGTTACCCCATACGCTACGTGCCGAAAGACGGGGTGGCTAGTGATATCACGGCTCTCATTGAGTTTCGGGGCGATGCCATCGAGGGAGGGCTGGTTGCTGCAGTTCAGGAAACCGCCGTGGTCCACGTCATGACTGAGGACGTGCCGGCACCGAGGTATCAGGATGTGGTGGAGTTCGATGACCGGTCCTGGGTGGTCGTCGAACGCAATCGGTCAGGCCCCGTGACGTGGGCCTTGACCGTCCAGGCGATGATGGGGTGATGATGCTCGACGATTTCTTGGCCCTTGAAAACATTCTGGTGACGCGGCTGCAAGACGGTATCCCCGAGTTGGCCGCGTGCGGATCATATCTCACGCTGACGACCCTCCAACACACAGCTCTTGTGTTCCCGTCCGTGTGGGTCGGCTACGGTGGGTATCAAATGGAGGGCGATCCCTTGGCTCAAGGGACCGTCCAGCAGATTAGGCAGATATGGCACGTCTCCGTACTGGTTAGGGTGGGGACGGATCCCGGCAGCGGCTCCGATGTGCGCGCTGCAGCCGGCCCGCTAATAACCAAGGTTTTGAAACTGCTTATGGGATGGAAACCGGGAGACCGTATGCGGCCCCTGGAGTTGATTGCGGCACCGGACCCCGAATATGGCGACGGTGTCGGGATGTTCCACTTGAGTTTCGCGTGTAGCATACCACTATCCAATAGATAGTAGGAGGTGAGGGAAATGGCAGATTATTCCTACATCGGAAGCGGCAAGATCTACATGAGGGACCTTTCCGGATCCGGCGGGCTCATCGAGGTGGGAAACGTCTCGAAGCTCGACATAGGAACCGAGGAGGAAACCAAGGAACTCCGGGACTACCGGAGCCCGGGAGGCGGGGTCATCAACGAGGTGCGTCGCATCACCGGCGTGACCTTGGCCATGACCTTGCACGATTTGTCCCCCGAAAATCTCGCGATGGCCCTCTACGGCACCACCGAGGCCGTGGCGGCCGGATCCGTAACGGACGAGACGGTGACTGCGCAGGTTGGGGCCCTCGTGCGGTTGGCACACACAGGGATCAGCAACGTGGTGGTCCAGGACGAGACGGACACCACCACCTACACGGCCGGGACGGACTACGAGGTGCGACCGGGCGGAATCTTCATTCTCAGCACCGGCGCCATCACGGATGGCGAAACCCTGCATGTGGCCTACGACTACGGGGCCCAGGACGTGGTGCAGGCCCTGGACGGAGCCCAGGGCACCTATGAGCTGGTCTTCGAGGGGCTCAACGAGGCGCGGAGCGGAAAGCCGGTGATCGTGGATGTGTGGCGGGCTCGATTCGGGGCGGCCGGCACCATCAGCTTCATCGGAGACGACTACGCCGGGCTGGAGATCAGCGGGAAGGCGCTCAAAGACACCAGCAAGCCGTCCGGAACGAGCCAATACTTCCGTGTGACGCTGGTTGAGTAATTTGGGCCTCCGTCCGACTCCGGGGTGCCGCCGGGATTCGAGAGGGCCGCGAGTCCTGTGGTCACCCGGTTGCACCCCCTTTCTTTTTATATAGGATCAGGCGATGGCGAATCCTTACAAGCTGCAGATCACTATCTCCGCCGATACCCGAGAGGCAACCAGCAACGTTGACCGGCTCAACGAGGAATTCGGTGAGTTGCTGAAATCTCTCGGAAAAACGCCCGAAGATATAAGGACGTTTTCCAAGCTCGCCCAGGATTTCATCGCCACGGGGCAGGCGGCGGACTATGTCGACAAAGAAACCCACGAATTGCTGGTCTCCTACCGGGATCTGGTCAATGTCGCCAAGAGCCGGGACATCCTGGGCCTGGTACCGCACCAGGAAATCGCCCGCCAGATCGGGGAGGTGGAGCAGGCCTTCGAGACGCTGAAGCGGTCCGGGGTGCTCAGCCAGCAGGAAATCGCCCAGGCCGCCGTCGCCACCCAACGCCGCATCGCCGATCTCAAGCGCCAGACCAACGATTTTGCCGGAGCTCTCCAGGCGGCCAAGGCGGAATTGGCCGGCCTGGCCGCCGCCGGAGGTGGGCTCACCTTGGCCATCCGGCAGGCGATGGATTTCGAATCCGCGATGGCCGAAGTGGCCAAGGTCACCGGCGCAACGGACCAGCAGATCCAGCGGCTCGGGGACGAAATCAAGGATCTCACGCGCACCATCCCCATGTCCGCCGACGAGCTGGCACGGCTGGCCGCGGCCGGGGGGCAGCTCGGCATCCCCATCCAACACCTCCGTGAATTCACCGAGCTGGCTGCCCAGATGGCCACGGCGTTCAACATGGGCGCCGACGAGGCCGGCCAGGCCATCGCCAGGCTCATGAACGTCTTCAACCTCACTCTGGAGCAGGTGCAGTCCGTCGGGGACGCGGTGAACACCCTCGGAAACAACATGGCCACCACCGAGCGGGACATCGTGGAGGTCATGTCCCGCATCGGAGGACAGAGCCGGCAGTTCGGGCTTGCGGCGGACCAGGCGGCGGCTCTCGGCGCCGCCATACTGAGCCTGGGCAAGACCCCGGAGGTGGCCGCCACCGGCATCAACGCCCTGCTTGCCAAGCTCCAGACGGCCAAGGTCGCCGGCAAGGACTTCCAGGAGGCGCTGCAGCGGATCGGCATCGACGCCGAACAACTCGCTGCGTCCATCCGCGAGAACCCCCAACAGGCCCTGGTGGAATTCCTCCGCACGCTGCAGCGGATCGAGCCGATGGCACGGTCCGAGGTCCTGGTGAAGCTCTTCGGGCTGGAATACCAGGACGACATCAGCGCTCTCATCGCGAGCCTGGGCCAGTACGAACGGGCCCTGGGGCTCGTCTCCGACCGGCAGCGCACCGCCGGCGCCATGCAGGATGAATTCAAGCGGCGTCTGCAGACCACAGAGGCACAAATCCAGCTGCTCGCGAATTCCGTTGAGGCCATCGCCATCAACATCGGGTCCACTTTTCTCCCGGCGGTGAACAAGATCGCCGGAGGGCTGTCGGACGCCTCCCGGGCCATAGCGGATTTCGCCGAGCGGTTTCCCTTGATCACCCAGCTGGCCACCACGTTGGCCACCGTGGCGGCTGCCGCAGGAGCCCTGAAGGCCGCTTTATTGGCAGCCAGGCTGGCGGGGATCTCCCTGGGCATGGATGCCGGAAAGGCCATCGCCTCCATGAATCTCCCCATCGGGCAAGCCATCGGGGCCCTGGGTCGTCTGAATTCCGCTTTCGCCGTCATCAGCGCCTTCCTGGTGGGTTGGGACATCGGGAAGTGGCTGTCCGATGAGTTCGAGATCGCGCGAAAAGCCGGCGTCTTCTTGGTTGAGTCGCTGGTGAAGGGCTTTGAGTATCTTCGCTATGCATGGGAGGTGACCAAGGCCGCCTTCACCGACGACACCATCGACGAAGCCACGCGGCGCCACGAGGAGCGCCTGCGGCAGATGTCCACCATCTTCGATGAGATGTACCGGGAGGTGGAAGACGGAAGCTGGAAGGCGTCTCAGAGTGCCGCGCAGGCGGCCCAGGCCTCGGCCGATTCGGCTAAGCAGACCGTCCAAGAGACGGCCCGG